TCCAGAAAGTAGTCTTCCGTAATTGACACCTCACCCAGTTTTCCAGTAATATGCTGGAAACATAATGACAAGAGGTAGTCAATGCCCGGAATCGACTATTCCAAAAGATACCGCGACTATGCGAGATTCACTCCCGCAATTTCTGAGATGTACACCAGGTTCGTCACAAACGAGAACCCGAAGCGTCCCTGCCCTATCCCACAGCAAGACCTGAATTACCTAGACCCTAATTCAGCTCTCTTCCATCTGAGCCATACTCTGTATTCGGCTGGTCAGGCTGCAAAGTCTGATGGTGCGGCTGCGAAGACCGAAATGGTTGGCGATCGTGATCGTTCCGTCACAACCGTTCTTGGTGACTCGGGTGGATTCCAAATCCAAATGGGTTCCATCAAGTTCAAGGGTGACGAAACCCGCAATCGCATGATGCGCTGGATGGAGAACAACTGTGATTGGTCGATGATTCTCGACTTCCCTACAGGTGGTATCAACATGGGCACCATCGACCCTCACACCGCTCGCCTGATGGCTGATGCTGGTGCGGTCGACCCCAAGACCGGTAAGCTGATTGTTGACTCTGGTAACAAGGCTGCTCTTGAAGCGCTTTGCCTGGAAAATGGTCAGTCCCTGGCCTACAACACCTGCCTGCTTCAAACGCTGATCAACAACGATTGGTTCGTGAAGAACCGCAAGCCAGGCGCTACGAAGTTCCTGAACGTCGTTCAGGGTCGTAACCCATCGGAGTCGAAGATCTGGTACGAGAAGGTCAAGCACTATCCTTTCGAGGGTTGGTCGCTGGCTGGTCCGCACAAGGAAAACTTTGAGATGACTCTCAGCCGCATCATCGAGATGCGCGACGAGAACCTTCTTCAAGACAAGGACTGGATGCACTTCCTCGGTGTTGGTAAGCTTCAACATGGCTGCGCCTACACCACAATCCAGCGCAACGTTCGCGAACACATCAATCCAAACTTCACAATCTCTTACGACGAGAGCTCGCCATTCACCCTGGCAGCCTACGGCAAGCTCTTCCTGGGTTACACCCTCGACAAGCGCCGCTGGGGCATCACTGGTGAGAAGTTTGATGACCGTGAGTACTTGGCCTTCCCGCACGCTTTGTCGGGCAATCCAGAGCTCATTGATGTTCCTGGCTCACGTTCCAACCTGCCCTTCCTAGACGAAGTTCGTGCCCTGTGGGAAACGAAGCTCAAGGAAGAGACGCATGGTCTGGTTCTGCATGACGATCTTTGGGACTCCAACTCGATCAAGATTGCCGACGAAATCAAGAACAACAGCCGTTTCGTCGAAACCGAAATCGGCAAGCGTTTGAAGATGAGCGACGTCTGCGTGAACGTAGATGAGAAGTTCACTTCGACTTGGGACGTCGTGACCTACGCGATGATGATGAACCACAACGTTCAGGTTCACCTCGAGGCGGTGTTTGAATCTCAGGATCTGTACGACCGTGGCGATACTTCGCGCGTTCCTGCCGATCTCCTGGAACTCAAGGAAGTGATCAACGAACTCTTTGTTACCGAGAATCCAATGGACTTCATTCGTAAGAATGCCAAGATTCTCAACTGCCTAGCCGGCGATGCCGCTGAAGGTGGCGTGATGGTCACTGAGGACTTTGACTTCACGAACACTCGCGTGTTCCTGAGTGAGAAGGATAAGCAGAAGGAAGAGGCCGCAAAGCTTCTCTCCACTGAGCCAACCGAAGTTGTGACCGACCTGTTCGTTCTTCCCGCGAAGGAAGTCGACCGTGTTGAAGAGAATCGTCAGAAGGCCAGCGACAAGTCGAAGGCCCGCAAGAACAAGACTGCTGACGAAGCTGCGGCATGACTAACCTAATCTACGATGCGCTGATCTCTCGGGCTCCGCCCGACAGGAAGAGAACCACGGGTGGCTGGACTTCGTTCAACGGAGTCTGTTGTATCAACAACGGCCAGGCGAGACCAGACACACGAAAGCGTGCTGGTATTCGCATGACACCCGAGGGCTCTGCGCTCTACCATTGCTTCAACTGCGCCTACACGGCCTCTTGGATGCCTGGTAGGTCGCTCAGCAATCGTATGACCAAGCTGCTGACGTGGTTTGGTGTTGGGCTTGAAGAGCTCAACAAACTGAAGTTCAAAGTCTGGCAACTCTACGAAACAGCCAAGGCGGACATTCCCCTAAAGGAATGGACCAAGTTGGAGTTCGTCGCTGAACCCTTGCCGACTGGTGCGAAACCTATTCTTCAATGGATTGAAGAAGGACATCGCTCCGCGGACTTCCTAGAATGCCTGCAATATTTGGCTGATCGTGGCACGGAAGTGTTGACATCATTCAAGTATTACTGGTCGCCCTCCAAAGAGAACGATATGAACCGCCGGGTAATCATACCGTTCCTTTGGCAGGACAAAGTAGTGGGCTGGACTGCCCGTGCTATCTTCCCTACAAGGTACAGATACTTCACTAAGGTCCAGCCCAACTATATTTTCAACTCTGAAGTCGTGAACAATGATTGGAAGTATCTCTTCCTGAATGAAGGTCCCTTTGACGGTATTGCGTCACAGGGCATTGCCCTCCTGGGTAACCACATTTCAGAAGAGCAAATCTCCTGGATCAAGAATTCAGGCAAAATCCCGGTAGTGATTCCTGATAGGGAAAAGGGCGGTGGCGCATTGGTTGATGCTGCCATCAAAGAGGGCTGGTTTGTTAGTTTTCCCAAATGGGATGCTGGCGTCAAGGATGCCGCTGATGCAGTAAAGCGCTACGGAAGGCTTTATGCGGTGTGGTCAATTATTGATGCGATGACTAACAATAAGCTACAAATAACGATAGAACGACAAAGACTCAAGTAGAAGTCTGTGAAAGAAGTTGATGAGCAAACCAACACAAGAACAACAAGAGCTCAAAGAATATAGCGACGAAGTGCAGAAGCTCTACCTGCAGTTTATGATTACTCATAGTACCGCTTTCGTCCGCTGCCAAAATATTATCAATCCAACTTATTGGACTGATCGCCTTCGTCCAGCTTGTCGTTATATCGTCAAGTACGCAGAAGACTATCAGACCCTGCCAACCACGGAACAGATTGAAGCCGAAACCGGCGTGAATGTTCCGAAGTTGCCAGCAGTTGGTGATGAGCACATCAAGTGGTTTCTTGAAAACATTGAAGAGTTCTGTCGCCACAAGGCCATGGAAGCCCTGGTCTATGAAGGTCCAGCGCTGATCGCCAAGGGCGCTTACTCTGAACTGGAACGTCGCTCCAAAGAGAACATGATGATCTCTTTGCAGAAAGACCTTGGTACCGACTATTTCGCCAATCCTCTTGAGCGTCTGCACAGAATGCGTGACCGCTCGAACATGATGTCTACGGGTTGGAAGTCAATCGACTACAAGCTCAATGGTGGCTTCAACCGTGGCGAACTCTCGTTCTTCGCTGGTGGTCCTGGCTCGGGTAAGTCATTGTTCCTGCAGAACCTTGCACTCAATTGGGTGCAGATGGGTCTGAACGTCGTCTACATCACTCTGGAACTCGCTGAAGACCTCGTGGGCTTGCGCTTTGACGCCATGATCACCGAGATGTCCACGAAGCAGATCTGGCGAAACATGGATGACGTCGCGCTGCGCCTGGGTATCATCCCCAAGCAATCAAGCGTGAAGTGGGGCAAGCTCCAAATCAAGAAGCTGCCCGAGGGTGGTACGAATGCCAATGACATTCGAGCCTACCTCAAAGAGTTCGAGATTCAGCAGGGCGTGAAGCCCGACGCCATCGTCATCGACTACTTGGACCTCCTGTATCCAAACAACCGCCGCATCAACGCTTCCGACCAGTTCATCAAGGACAAGTACACCTCGGAAGAACTACGTGGCGTTGCTTCTGAATGGAACATCTACGCTTGTACGGCTTCGCAGCTGAACCGCGCCGCAGCTCAAGAGTCGGACTTCGACGTCTCCCACATCGCTGGTGGTATTTCGAAGATCAACACCGCCGACAACGTTATGGCCATCTTCACAACCGCGAACATGAAGGAGCGTGGTGAATACCAGATCCAGTTCCTGAAGACTCGTTCGTCATCGGGTGTTGGTAGTCGAGTGACTCTACAATTCAACGCTGAAAGTCTGCGAATCGTAGATGCTCCGGAGGATGAAGACTACGCTGGTAATCAGACGATGTCACAGGCTCTCCAGAACAAGGTACAAGGTCTGACAATCAAGCCACCTGCTCATGTGGAATTGAAGGCTCCGACCGCTCCAACTCTCATGATTCCAAAGAGCACGACAACCGTGTCCACCAGAGTTCAAGAAACGCCAAACCAGATTGCAGACAGAGCCGCGAAGCTCCGTAGTCTGGCAAATAAGCTCAACGATTAAAGGTTGTCTCCTTGCCTAGACTAAATAGTCAAGGCGCCTAAAGGAGATCCGTGAATGACTCACTTGGTTGAGATGAAACGTTTTATTATGCTAACTGAAGCAGATACTCTTCCAGATTTCGATGACGAAATCCTAGAAGATATCTCTTCAGAGCTAGAACGTGACCAAGCCCATCCACTGATCGAAAGCCTCTCGGACGTTGTCTTCAAATTGAATAGCTATCGTGAAATGGATGGCGCTGAAGATTATCGTCTGGGTGTTGAAGAGGGCCTCGCCCTAGCTGCTCGTATGTTGGTAACTCTGATTGAGACCCATACTGGTAAGAGTCGATAAGGTAACCTGTATGAACGGTCGCGTAAAGAACATCATCGAAGAGTTGGATCGTCTCCTCCCGGAGCGCGACAAGCACCAAGTCATCGAGGCCCGAGCAAGCAACGTCATTGCGAGTGCGATCAATCTACTATCCCTGATTCAGGAAAGCTTCCCCGAGGAAGAATCCGACGAGCTTCAAAAGCGACTCATTGGCGCTATCAAGAATAAAGACCCCGACAAGTTCAACCGCAAGGTGCGCGAGTATCGTAAGGTCGAAGAAAGCAGGAGACGTAATGGCAAGCTACTCTGAAGATCTCCGTAACATCATGAACCGCCTGGATGGTATCCAGGAAGGCCAACAGGACGTTAACTTCGGTGCCGGTGGCACTGAGTACATCCTCGATGA